AGCGTTTAGAGAGGCTTATTAAGCCAACCTATCCACTGAGTCCAGGGCCCATGAAAGAAGCCCTCTTGTAACGTATACCTAAACTCACGACCCTGGCGTGGAAAACCAGGATGAGCAAAAGGTATATATCCGTTCCGGCCGCTATACAGTAGCGAAGCTACTGCACCGTTGAAGTTGGTGACTTCACGACCCCTAATAGGGGTAGCAACCAACCTAGCACCCAGCCACCCGTCCCAGCCGTCCAAATGAGGACGAACAAAGGCGGAGGACTGGGCTTCATCCCACGAAGAAATCAAGCCATAATCAGTTCCAGCAGAAGCCGGAACCTTCAGATGGCGAGACACTAACGCGGGTAAAGCTCGAACCACGCGCGACCAACTAGTATGCAAGCGGCTGTCACAGTCCATAAGACTGCTATTCCGCCAAGCAACAAGTCGGAGACCGTTGGCGAGTTTAAAGAGGCTCGAAGCCTCGCTAGGGATTTCTTTTTGAAAGAAAGGACGGACTTCAATCCCGTCGTAGTAATCTTTTCCGCACGACTCACGAAAAACTCCAGAGTTAAAAGATTTTGCCTGATTAAGGGCGAAGCCAAAAAACTCAAGGATTTGAACAAGAGTAGTGTAGGCATCAGATGGTACTACAATGTCATCACCATAAACGAGGACTCGGGATGAGTCAGCTCCGGTGATTTCACACGCCGCGTGTGAGAGGGCCCAAAAAATCAGGCTCTCCAACTCGAAGGTGTAACCGTTCCCCATACTGGAGAACTTCTGGTACTGGAACGTCTCTCCATCGAGAGTGCCGACTTTTGATCGACACAGGTCCATAGCGAAGTGCCACTCATCCGGGAGGATGGAGCGCACGACTTCTTTAGCGACAGTGTCGCTTGCAGAAGAGAGATCGAGAGTACACAGATAACCGTCTATAGAACCAAGGCGAGCACCCTCCTGATTAGGAGTTTGATCATCGAGGTCTATACCAACCCGCTTTAACCTACGTCGCACCATTGCACCTATGCCTAACTGGGCATAGATGTTAAGGAGCGGTTCGATCGCAATAGGTCGGTCCGTGACGGCGGTTTTCGGGACGAACGTTACACGGTTACCTGGAACCGGCACTAAGTCTTCACCGGTAACGATGGGCCAAAAGCCTTCCGTTTCGATGTCGAGTATAGACCGAGCCCAGGAGGGCGAGCTAGTAACTAGCATGGCCCCCTGTTCCCTAAAGTCATAAGTGACAGTAGGGGTGACTTGCAGCTTATCGTAAACAGACGAGAGTCCGCTGTGTACCGGAGAAGAAAACGTCCCCGGGCCAAAACGACAACTGTACATCCACTCGCGTATATCGAACGTACCCAGAACTTCACTAATTTTACGAGCCGCAATGCAAAATGCATCACGGACCACGCTGCTTGCCTTTTCAGGGGCAGTAATGAAGGATCGGATACGCGCGTTAGTACGCTCACACTGCGCTTCAGCTTCAGCAAATTTAGCTTTAGCCGCGCCCTTAGAGTCGAAACCCGAGAAGGGGGCCTTTTTAAGAAACGAAACGGCTTGATAGTCGTCGCGGAACCTAGAAGGATCATTATAAGACTCCGAAGATATAACTTTCCGGACCAGCTGGTCTAGTTCGTTATATCGTAAAAGGATCTCACAAGAAAGTGAGATGGGTGAGTTGATGGATGTATACAAGTCGGTGGCAACCTGCCTCAGAAGACGATCACCGTCACACTGAAAACTATCCAGCTGAGCTGAGATAGTTCCCTTCAAGGCGCGAAGCCGAGAAGGAATTCGAGTCTTAGACATAGAACCTTTCAGTTGAAAAACTAGGAAGGAACTAACCTACAATTAAGTAGGAATCGCGCCAGATTCAGCGAGGGTCTTGACGATAGTCAAAGCGACTGCCGTTTTGAACCTAGCAAATGCTTCATCAACATTTGCAACACTGATATTTGCGGGCCTAAGAATCTCGAAGTTCATCGTGACGGTGCCGTCCAAAAGGCCGGTGGTGCCGTTGACCACGGGGAGCGTGAGCTTCCCGGTACCACGGTAGACTCCGTTAACCTTGTTAGTGGGGATCTTACGACCCATCACAAACCTGGTTGTTCCCAAGATACTAGTCGCTCCGCTTTCGACCCACTCAACCCGGTCCTCTGAAATAGAGTAAGGATTGAATGTGACGTCTGCGGCGGCGTTGTTCTTGAGGGTGAGATCGGCAGCTGCTGCCATAATTAACTCTCCTAAGGAGGAAGGAAATAGGGATAGACCCCAACTAACGAACCCATCGCTGGGCTTGGGTGCGCAACAACGCCAAAGAAGTCGCCATCTTCGAAAAACTCGAATATGGAGAATTCAACGGCGGACGTAAGCGCGTGAGTGACGCGTCGAAAGAACCACGCTGATAGTGACGAGCCCGTAAAGTCCAAGTCCAAGTGCGGATATCATACTGGTGACCGGAAGGATCCGGAGAACCAGAAGGTACCCACCAGGACTGAGACGGAAGGGTCGAAACCACAGTATAGTCGTCGACGAAACTGGACATGGCTTTCTTTACAGTGAGGCCATTGAGAGCAGTTAGACCTTGCAAGTAATCTCCGACTGAAACTATCCAGTCAAAAACAAACGAGAAAGGAATAACTTCCCACACATACAGTGCCGGGTTAGTGATGCCCAGTTGCTGTATCTCTTGGAGCTGTCGATTGTCAATCTCGAGCCACATCTTCACCTTACACTCTTGATCCCCATGAAGGGTAAGAGTTTGGGTAGCATGATGCCCGCCGGCGAGAGCCCAGTCGCGCGATTGATTCCAGGTACCCTTACGGGATGCCTTTCCAACAACCGTGAAACTAGGAGGCCGACCGCCAAGAACCTGCTGAGCGAAAAACTCAGCAGAACCTTTGATATCTAAAAGTAAAGGCATCCACCCGTACTTATACTCGAGCCAGGTCTTATGAACCGTTTTCGAGGTGATACCAAGGTGAGTGGCCGCTTCGCGAAAGCGACCTTTACGCGCCGAGGAATAGGCGCGAAAGAGCTGATTAGCTCTCGTCAGAATCGTCTTAGATGTCTTATCAGCTTCCTTAAGCATAACCGCGAGGTTAGTCTTAGAGTCGCTGGCTTTAGACAAAGCCTTCAAAAAGGCTTGGTTCAACAGATCGGACACATTAGCCCAGTCGTTCGTGATGAAGTACCACTCAAGACCAAGATTCTGGATCTCCTGCATTGTACCTGGGTACGATTCATAGGGGAAAATGTACGGAAAGTTAACAACTTGTCCAAGACTATTTACGGCACCGTCATTTCCCCGAAAGGGGTCCTGATCGATGTTCATAACAGTCTGAAGGTACAAGTTGATAGGCAAACCGGACTTAGGCCCTTTCTTCACTACGGACCAGTTGGGAGTCCTTCTCCAATCCTTTTGGACAAACTTAGCGAACGGCTCATTACCGTTCGTGGGAATCCATACGGAAGTAAAAGGCATCTTAGCTGCTCCATAGTGCACGGAAACTCATAGAGAGTATTCCAGAAGACCGCTGATCCGCTCGGGAAATCCGAG